ATGTAACGGCAAGCTCACCTCCGTTGGGGTGACTAAATACGCCTGTAACTTTCTCATCTGTGTAGTCCTTCCAGTCCACTTTACCACCCGCATTTTGAAACCTAGCTAGCATGGCATCGGCTTTTAATGCTGGTCTGCCTTGGATGATATGAAAATCCCGTGCTGCTGTGGCGGGGTGCATACCTTCCGCTTGTGCTACTGCCATTAGCGCTAACACGCTATTGGTATCCTTCATCCCGAATAAACCGCTTTTGGCTATTGCTTCTGCCATCTGCGACATATCCGTAAAGCTGACAATATTGCTCATCTTATCCCCTTTCATTAGGCTTTACTTCACTAAAAATCTACGGCTACCAGGTTGCTCAATTACAAACTGCTCGTAAATGTCTGGCATGGCTTGTTTAAAGAGATCACTAGAGAAGCGCTTGGATGTCTTAGCGGATCTCCATGTCACTAAGGTATCACCAGAGATGGATACGATCTCACCCTTATCTCCCATGGTGTTACGGATCGCTACCTCTAGGGCTTCGCTCTGTTCCTCAAGCGCCTTAATGCTAGCTTTGTACTGCTTTAGCTGTGCTACTGCTAACTCAATATTTTGCGTTGCAACAATGGATTCATCGGTGCTATTGGGATAGATCAGTTTGGTCTGCTCTATGGTTTCTGCTGGTGGTAGGGTATCGGTCTTGCAATACGCCCATAACTTAGCCATACGCTGTACTAGGTCATCTTTCATACCCTCGGTGATGTTGAACTCAAATGTTACAAATTCGTTTCCACCAAATAGAACAGCCAAAAATATACGATCGATATTATGACAAGCAGATTCGTGTATGAGCTGGGCAAGATCAGCATCAGGAATCCGATTAGCATCGGCATCAAACTTATTGCGAACTCCAGCGTTATAGTTTTTAGCTTCAACAAGCACAGTACCATCTGCACTAATGAAATCAAAATGAGAACGCATCCAATCGTGTTTGGGGTGAGTGATAGCATAGTCAGCTTCCTTTAACTCTATCTTGTGTTTGTCTTGGAATAAGCGCCCAATAACGGGTTGCATGATATGACCCATCTGCACCGCTTCCACATTGGATAGGTCTGGCGCTTCCCGTTTACCTTGCTTGGTAAGTATGGCATCCACCGCACGACCATTGGCAGCCATGCGGGAATCACCACTCCACCAGGCGCTATTGCGCACATCTGGCGCAAAGTCTGATTGAGCATTAGCCATCATGCACCCCTAGTAATGATATTGAGTAGTGCAATTAGATGATTAACTTGCTTACGATAGAAATCTACTTGCTTGCGTAGCTCTGCAATCTCATCTAGCCCTTGCTCAACAGCTTCATCCTGGCGCTCTACTAATCCTTCTAGCGCTGTAATACGCTTTTGTAGGGTTGTGGTTGTGTTGGTGCTACTTTTGGTTCTTGCCATGGTTTATCTCCCGAATGGAATTGTGGATAGTTCATCAAGCGCTTCGTGGTCTACTTCTTCAAACCACTTAGCATCCATACCGCATCGTTCTTCATTCATGCGATAGGTGTATGCAAACGAATAGATCGGTCTGCCGTTAACAGGATTGACTTGGGGTAATACTGAACACTCATCACCTGAGCGTAGGTGCATACAGCTAGTGCATAGTTTCATACGAATTGTCCTCATAGTTAGGTTATCTGATTAGATTACACCATTACTTTTTCTAATGCAACTATTTTTTTAATCATGTATCTTTCGTAAAGCATACATAGAATTCTATATAATAGATATATAGTAATATATATATAGAAGTAGAATAGACATAGTAGTTCTAATAGACATCGTAGAATAGATACTTCGTAGAATAGAATCCCTATATTCTCTTTCTATCATATAACTTCGTAGAATAGACATAGTAGTAGAATAGAACATAGTAGTAGGTTAGACATCGTGGGTTATACATCGTATAGAAGCATCTATGTATGGGGTTCTAAAATCAATTGGGGTTCACCATCGGGGTTGCATGACGGGTAACGCCCAGAATGACCTAGGCGCATCAGGTAGCGTGGTTTAAAGTGGTCAGTATTGAGCTAAGTCCTATCATGCGTAGAGAATCGACTAATACTGTGAATAGCAAGATCCCGTTCATGGGTATCTTGAATAGGTGAATAACACTAGCCCTGAAAGCCTAGCGCAAAAATAGATCAAATTGAATAAACGGGTTTTTAAGGCGTTAAAAAAGGGTTAGATATACTAACCCCTTAACTAAGCGAGAAAAGCGCTTAAAACAGCATTAAAAACGATAATAGAGCTATCCAGGATAGTATTGCTATCACCTTATCGAGAAAACTATCGTTATAAGTAATCATTTAATCTAATCTCCCTGGTTTAACAGTAGAAAGCCAGGCATTAAAACTAAGCGCCTGGATGCCTTGTTTAGCTGCCCAATAACAGTAAGCGCTATATTTTGCCCTGGCGCTCATGCTGTTACGCCCTCAATGGCACGCTCAATTAGCGCAATGTCATAAGCTGCCATATTGTTTACAGCATTAGCTACAGCAGCATAAAAACCCGCTTGCGCATCAAGCTGCGCCCTGTTATTACCGTTAAGCATTGCAGCCAGGCATTGCTTATCATGCTTTAAGATATTTTCTAAATCCGCTGTAGTTAAGCGGGATAAGTAAGCATTAAGTATTTTTGTATGATCCATAAAATCCCCATTAGGTTAATTAGGTTATGACTAGCACAATGCTAATCCGATAAGCGCCTATTTCTAAGCGCTTACCAGGTAGCACTATGCTGCTGCTTGATTAGTTAAACAATCTAGCTCATTAATGTAGTTTGCTGCCTTTTGAGCTAATGCAGCAGCGTTAAATATCGCCTTGTTATCAGCTCTCAAGCATTTAAGCCATGATCCGATGTAATCAGCATGGCGCAAATCTCCACTAATCCCGTAATCCTGGCATAAGAAAGCTGCGCCCATTTCAGCAACTAATTCCTCAAAGGCGTATGCAGCATCCGCAAAACGAGCACCCTTAGTTCTATCTAATCTATGCTTAGCACCACTCCAATGGGTGAGTTCATGCAATACTGTTGCATAGTAATGCGCTTCACCTTTAAAGCTGGTTTTATCAGGCATACCGATAAAATCCTCACTAGGTCTATAAAATGCCTGGCTTAATCCATGCTTGATAGTAGCGCCTGTTTTTAGAATACGATCATCTAAAGCGGGTACAGGGTTAAACACTTCGATTGTAGGCTTAGGCTGCACGAAATCGATACCCTCAACCTGGCTTGCATTAAATACGAAATAGCTTTTTAAGCAATGGTATGCCTTACTCTCAAGTTGCCCATTTTCAGGGTTGATACCCTCTTTTTTAATAGGTGAGTAAAAAACGATTTGCGTACCCTTTTCACCTTTTTTAACCATACCGCCTAATTGCTGCCATTGTTTAAAGCTACCCCATAAAGGTGATGTATAACCACTCATGCCTAGGATTAAGCGATTAATGCCTTGATAGGGCTTATGGCTTACTATGTTTTGATCTTCACTAGCGCCAGCGTTCCAGGGTTTAATCCAAGGCGCTGCACCCTTTTCTAATTCCTCAATAATGCGATTAGTCACATTGTCATAAATTGATTGTTGCATTTTAGTATCTCCAAGTTAGGTTATGCAATTAGTTTGCATAGCTTGATTATACATAAATCTAGGTTATGCAACCATTTACGCTATGATATATTTCTATCAACTATCGTCTATAGATAGCTATAGACTATTTACTATTGTCTATAGATATATATATCTATATATATATAGTAAGTGTAGTAATGTAGTAAATAGCGTATATAGAGGAATGGGGGTTAAAACGAATCCTGGGGTGATTGCCACTCTTTCCGATCTTGCGAAAAGGGACTATTTGCAAATTGGGTAAGGCAATGGAAAACGCTTAAACAAATCATTTCGGATTTGGGATTTGGTCACAATCGTTTTTTTGCGTGGCTTGTTTTTGTTTATTTGGCTATTTAATTGGGTTTGGAAATCGAAATGAGCGCACCCCATTCCCACCCCACCCCAAAGAAAAATCAGATTTTCTGAAGTATGTCGGTATTCGCTGTAAGGTCTATGGAATCGAAGGTTGTCGTGTAGATGGTTCTACCGAGGATGGAATCTATGTTCCATTGGTTGTAGGTAGTCCACAAAGGTCCTGTATCCACCGCTACGATGTACTGGCAGTATTGCGCTAGGTTACCGATCTCAGACACGCTCATGTGCATTTCTAGCGTACTTGGGCATAGTTTGGTGGGATAGACCGTAATTACATCCATGTCCTCACAGAGCTTCTTGGTTAGGCTTTCGAACTTCTCTAGGGAGAAGGTGGGAAGCTGGTTGCTCCCTGGTGGGCAATTGATAATCAGGACATCAAATGGCTGATAGACCTTCTTCCTCAAGGCGGGGTACTCAAAGAGTAGGTCGTACTTAGTCCGTATCGGGTTCTCCACGCCTAGGCGCTTGGAAAGGGTGTCAAACCAGTCTAGGTGCAGATCAACCCAATGGCGCTGTTTGGGGTGACGGTAAAACCAGCCATCCACGCCAAGCCAGGCGTTTGTTGCGGAATTTGCCCTCTCCCGTAGAGGGAGAATCTCGATAGTCGTTAAATCCTCTACTACTGCAAGCAACTGCGGGATATAGATGTCCTGACAGTAATGGCGAAAGATGTAGTCGGGGTAGAGGTAGGACAGTCGCCTAAGATAGTTTAGGTGGATTAGCTGGTCACCAAGATGATATTCATTGTATGTTTGTATCATGTTGTGTATTATATGGTTATGAAAGGAGAAGTACAGATGAATATAGCAATTGATAAAAATATTCCCATACCGCCTGAGAAAAAGCGCAATGTGTACCCATATAAAGAGATGGATATTGGGGAAAGTTTTGTCGTTCCTGGAGCAAAGATCCAGATTGTGTGCAATGCCAACTACCGAGCTGGCAAAGTGTCAGGTAAAAAGTTTATCGCTAGGCGAGAAGGGGATGGGGTACGGGTATGGAGAACTCAATAAAACAAGCTAATGGCACGATGACTGTCGATCAGTACATTGAAAAAGCAAGCGATGATGCCAAAAAGATGTATATGCAACGCATTTGGGCGATGGATAAGGAGCAAGTATTCCACGAATTAATGCGAGTTCATGCCGAAAGTTCCAAGCTGTTAATGCAAGCCCAGGCTGAGTTAGAGCATTTGCGCTCACTTACGGGTGATTCGGGCGATGACGACCAGCGACATTGAGAAATTAACCCAAGAGCGCTTACTGTACAAAACCGAAATGCTTAAAGCTATTGCTTGTCGGACTAAGCGCCAAAAGGTAAAGTTAGCAGATGAATGGAAAAAGAACTATTCAAACATGACTTATGTGGCGCTCATTAATCTAGCCCGTAACCACGAAGCCAGATTGAAGGTAGCGTATTGGGATATTCCAAACTTTGAACTAAAGAAACTAAACAAACATCAATGAAAAAAACCGCAGCAGTCGTTACCGTCACCACGGGTCGCAAAGAGCTAGAGCGCTGTTTACGAGGTGTGGCACACCAATCCTACCCATGCACTCATTATGTGTTGTGCGATGGCGAGGATGACCACGCAATAGCCCAGTTCTACGATATGACTAGGGATTACGCTAAGTACGAAGCCCGTTGGTCCTATTGGGGTAATACCATTGGTGGTAATGGCTGGTTGGGTCAGCGCTGGTTAGCTGCTGCGCCACAGCTCATTACCGAGGATGTGACCTTCTTTTGCAATGACGATGATTGGTATGACGAGCATCATGTGAAGTCCATCATGGAAAAGATTGACCAAGGATATGACTGGGCGCATAGCTTACGCAAGGTGTACGACAAAGACGGCAAGTTTTTGTTTGATGACAATTGCGAAGC